GTGTGTATCAGACACACTTTCTTCCTTCATTTTACCTTCTGCTCTAATTTTATCCATTTCTTTTCTAACATACTCTTGGTGTCTGGAAGATTTCATAGATGACTCTAATTCTTCTTGTTCTTTTTTGGCGTGTTCTAAAAAATCTTTATCTGTTGTTTTCATAAAACAATTTGATACCTTGGCAAAAAAATTAGTAATTGTAGTTCCTTCTAATATTCTCAACACTTCACTTTTTTTATGTGTCATAAATTTAATATTAATTTTGCTTCTTCACTTAACATTTCTCTAGTAAATGGTGGTGTATGTGTAAGTATAACCTTTACAGTACCGACACCTTCTACTCGCTCTGCAGCTTCTTTAATGTCTTTGCTTATTTGATCTGCCATAGGACAAAGCATGGATGTTAATGTATGTGTAATAGTAACATCTTTATCCTTAATGTCAATGTCATATATCAATCCTAGATTAAACACATCAATTGATGGCATTTCTGGATCATAAACCTTTTTTAATTCTTCTATAACTTTATCTTTCATAACGTTTGTGTAAAATTGTTCTTACCCTTTCCCAATTAATTCTATCTATTTTTTGTTTTCTACTTCTTGGTTCTCTTAAAGCCTTCTTGTCTAATATTTTTTTTAACTTTAATATTCTTTTGTGTATTTTTGACATTAAAGATTCTATTATAATTATCTTTATATTTTTTAGTTGGTATTCTACTTTTCCCGTCCCATTTACCTGGCATAACTACATTACAATGGAACTAGCCATTTCGTCCTCAAAGTCCCTTACTTGTTTTTCATATTTATCTATTTTATTTTGAACACTTTTTAAAACGTCATACGTTTCCTTTTGTGCTAACAATTTACCTTTATGTAATTGTTCTTTAATTTCTTTTAATTCTTCTATAAATTTTAATAGTTCAATCATAATATACTCCTAGTTAATTAATCGTTTTGGTAGTTTCTTCATAAGTTCTCTTAACTTATCTGTCCATACCGCTTTAAAATCTATACTTTGGGCATTCTCAATTGCCTTCTCTAGGTTTTCAACTCTATGCCAAAATAATATTTCTGTATCACTCATACCTTGTCTTTCTGCCCACACTAGCATTGTTTAAATTTATCCCATTTCATTTTTAAATAACTAATAATTTCATTTCTTGTTGCTATAATATATCCCAGCAACATACATATTAATATTAACCAAAGCATATTATTTACCCCTTATATCTTTTAATGATTGTTGTACAGTTGTTAATTTCTCTTTTGGTTTAAGTGATTTACTTCCTATGTGTAAAGCAATACCAAATCCAATTACTGTTAATGTACACCCTATAAAAAATAGTAATATTCCATCTGCAATTGTCATCATTTGTTCACCTCAAGTTTTCTTATCTTCATAATCATTCTAGTAACTCTTTTATCATAGTCAGCAGTTGTAGAAAATTTATCAAGTGTCTTTATTAAGACCAAACTATCTAATTGTTTATTTTGTTTAAGCATATTTGCTCTGATTTCTCTAAATTCTTTATAAGCAGGATGTTCATTTAATAATCTAATATATTCTTTTACACTATCACACTTACTAGCAAATACTTTAACACCCCAACCAGGCCATTTCTTAATACCTAAAGGCATAAGGTGTGGCACTTCTTTGGTCCAAGTTCTTATCCCGAATAAATTATTACCTTCTGTTCCAAATCTACTAGTTCCCCAACCAGACTCTAATGCAGCCTGACCTATAATCATTTCATATGGAACTCTTTTAGTTTTAGGTAATGAAAAATTTATATAATTTATACATTTGTGCATAGCACGTACAAATTGAATATCGTTATTGTATGTAAATTCAGGTTCTCGTAGGTCCATATCTTTTATCTTCTGCATATAAAACTGATCCAGTTTTAAATTGACGTTCTTCACAGCAGTTTGATTGGGATAAAAAGTACCCCACGTAAAAGCAACTCCACACATAATACATAGAATAGCAAATACTTTGGTCAAAAACCAGGTTCTATCTAATACTTTTTGCCACTTCATTGTTAGTTTAAATTTGGCCATTTTTAATTACCTTTTTTAAATCCTTTACAGTTTTCTTTTTGTCTATCATAACATCATACCATTTAAACCTTACTAGGTGTTCGTTAGAAGGACCTATAAGGGGGATGTCGTATTGTCTTTGAAAGGAAAGAAGACCTGCAAGGTACAACGGTACAAGCAAGTTAATGTTTCCATCCGTATGGTCTTTAGGTACAATCGGCGTCTTATAGAAGCCTTTACCTTTAACCAATAGTTTCAATATGTCTTTAGATTTTTTATCAAGTTTTTTCATTATATACCTCTCTTTACATAATATTCATATCCGTTATGTTCAAACTTCTTTTGAACAAACAAAAGTTTATTATTATCCAAATGTGCTCTATAGCCTTTGAATATCTTTTTACTAGTTCTGCCTGGAAAATTATTGAAAATGTCTTTTTGTAAATGACCTGTATAATATAATTCCCACTTATTATTATTGTTTCTTAAAACATTATCAATGATTTCAATACCTTTTTTAATTTGTATTTTTAACCATTCGTCAATGTGGTTTTTTTCATCTTTATTTTTCATAATATAAACTTCTTTTGTTATAGTCGTAAACCTACGTAGTTTACTTTTGGTTCAAACGACCAAAACAAATCGTTATGGTTTCCTGTATCTCCTAAATTTTGCATTTGATATAAATGTACCATTTCGTGTACTAAAGTATCTAAAAAATCCTTCTTTTCAGGATAGTCAGGTAACATCTCTAATCTAAAAAGTCTTGTTCCTTTTCTTTTCCATTCCAAGGTCACTACTTGTCCTATACATTTTTCTCTTGCTAAATCTTTTATTTCTACCTGTCCGAATGGAGATAGTTTACCTTCAAATACGGTGTCATTAAATTGTTTAAACCAAATCCTAATATCTTTGTAGGTGGTCTTATATTTTCTTTTTAAAGAAAATTCTCTTTTAAGTTTTTTCTTTAACTTAATTGCCTTCTTTTTTCTAGTTTTTTTAGTTACTGTTTTCGCCATTTAAAATTTCCTTTTTGTATTTTTCGTCAAGTTTTAATCTTAAATCACTCGCAACACCTTCTAATATTTGTGGAAGGTATGCCTGCAAAATATATACTGAATCAATAGCAAACTTATGTACAAGTTTTTCTATCTCTTGCTCCATTATATATGACGTATCAATATTTGTGCCTTTAATTTTTTCAGATATAACGTGTCCAATAACTGCGGTGTTATAGTCGTCAGCCTTGACAGCATTAAATATTGCCCAAGACCAAGTATAAATGAATACTAGAAATAATATTAAAAATGATTTACGCATTAGCGGCCTCATCAATAACTTCATCTATATTAAATTCGTCAATACCTACTAGACCTAAATTTACATCTAACTTCATAATTTCAGTTTTAGCAACTTCTTTATTGATTAATCCTTTTGTCAATTTAACAAGGACAGTATCAACTGCTTTTTCGGCTGTATCTTCAGCCCATTGTTTTACTTTACCCATAATATATATCTCTCCTTATAATTATTTGATTTCATAGTACTAATATATCAGATATTGCACTATAAATCAAGCAAAAAATGGAGTAAATAATTGTGTAAAATCAAAGGGTTATAGGGTGCGACAATCTGTCAAGTAGAATGTTCTACTTTTGTTCTACACCCTATAGTTGAAATATTATAGAATCACTCTACAATATTTATATTAGGATGTTTTGTAATCTGCATTCCATCCAAATGCTTCTTTAACCACAGCGTCTGTTAACCCTTTATATACGAGATTCAGTTCTTTTTCTTTAACTGAAATCATAAGTTTAGCGTCATTAGCGTGTAATCCTTCAAGCAATTGAATAAACATCATTTCTTTCTTCGTTCTGGAAGTTTTCTTATCTGCTCCCTCTACAAAGTGCCATAATCTTTTGGCTTCTGTAAATAGGGACGTGTGTTCTGTACCTGCTGGTGCGTCATTTTCTCTATATGGTGGCGTACCTTCTGGTAAATCCCACTTGATACTAGGATCAAAAGCACCTTTTAAAATTTGTCTTAAAGGTACTGAATCGTTCTTTTTCAGAGCCTCAATTTTTTGGGATTTGTCTTTTGCGTTGTTTACTTTTAGTAAGATTTCGTGTAGTAGTGGAGCACCTGATCCTGATGTGTCCATACCTGCGTTTAATTGTGCGGATGTCATTGGCATATTTGCCTCCTCATTTTGTTATGTGTAAAGGGGTAAGTCTCCCTACCCCTATACCTCTATTTATACTCAATGAGTATTAGGCAGTTTTATATGCGTACGGAGTACCATATAATTTTTTGATCCCAGCAGCGATTATCGCTTTTGTAGGTTCACCTATTCTATAAGATGTTCCTTTTGCTGATTTGTTAACATAGATCATATTACCTTCTGATCTCAATGTGTCAACTAGTGCTCTTGGAGACACTAGATCAAATCTGCTTCTTAAAGTCTTCCAAGTAACAGATTCGCCTTTGTTTAAAAGATTTAAAACTTTAACTCTTTTTGATAAAGTTTTTCTACCTCTAGTAGATTTTCTTTTAGATTTTGATACAACTCTTAATGAGTCGTTTTTAAATAAAAATTTAAACATTGTTTAAATCTCCTTTTCTATTGTGGCATTATAATTAGAATTGCTAACTTTGCCAGTACTAGCAATTATCCCAAAGTGCTTTATGGAATTCTGTAATTTTAAATTAGATAACAATATGTGTCTGTCGTGGGATTTGTTGGAACTCACCCACAATCTTCCAGGAAGAGTCCATCTATTGCAAGATAGGTCCCTACTCAAAACTGCCCAAGGTGTCTTCAGGCATTCGCCCATAACCCTCCTTGTCCATGCGTTTAGTCCTCTTAAACTATGTTCAGCCAGACAGATTAATATATTTGCAATTATATAAATGTTACGCATATTGTTATCTAATTTAAAATTTGTTATAGTCAATGGTAATGGCATATACGTCCTTACCTTCTCCTTGTTTACATTTGACCGCCCTATCTACACGTTGTTGTAATGGGTGTTTCATATGTACTGCCCTAAGCAACATAGACTTAAGCGCCTCTAGTGACAACTTATAGTCACTTAAAAATTCTTTTGTTGTTATGTTAATGTTTTCTTCTCTTAATCTTAATAACATCTGTTCAGTTAATTGTTCTGTAATGGCCTGTACGTAAACCTGATTGTGTTGTCTTCTCAACATATCTTGTTTTTTAGCGTCTAATTTTTGTTGTGCCCAATTAGGTCTTCGTAAAGGTATTTTAGGAAATAATATTACATTATCGGGTATTTTAGATTCTAACCCAAAATCAAATTCTAATTGTCCATCATCACTCATATTATATTTTTTCACCTTTGTAATTTACTAACTTCTTATCGGCAAAATACTCTATTAATTCGTTATAGCCGCCGATATGTTTATCTTCTATAACAATTTGAGGCATAGTTCGTACTTGTTTACCTATTGCCTCAAATAACTGTTCAGGTGTAGTAAAATCTTTCCCAAACATATGTTCTTCGTATTCAAAGCCTAACGTTTTCATCAAGTGTTTTGATTTTGTACAATAAGTACAATTAGGCTTTGAGTATATTTGGATTTTACTGCTCATTAGCAATTATCTCTACTTCATCATACGATTTTTCAGCAAGTTCTTTTAACTTGTAAGCGTCAACTATTTCTTCTAAAGAATAATTGTACATCTTGTTGTATGGTCCCATAGGCAATCTTAATCCTATCCAAGCACGGTAGTAACCATTTTTCGTTAAAGTTACCTCTTGCTTAAATACTTCATAACCACGTACTGGTGTATTCTTAATAATGTTTACTATAGTTGTTTCAACATCTGTTACAACAGTTTTGGTTTGAGATTTACCTAACTCGGTAGTAAAAATCTTTGCCTTCTTATTCATCTCCCCTTTTATCTTATCAGCAACTTCAGCCTTAGCGATCATTGTCGCCTTGTCAATTGCCAATTCTAGGTCAGGTGATGTAGAAGTTCCGACACCGAAGACACATTTTTTGTCTTTCTTTTTGCCGAACATTTTAGTACCACATTCTTTATTCTCGGAATAGTCTTTCATATACCAAGAAGGAACTTTTAGTACCTGATTCTTGCTTTCTTTTTTGATTTTATAAGTATTGCTTGAACAATTTGCAAGCGTGACACTTAATAAACCAATTATTATATATTTGAGTACTTTACTCATTTTTCACTTTCTCCTTCGCTTTATTAAACACATTATACACTAATTCCTTAGTTTTGTCAACAGCCTGTGTTTTCTCAACTGTTGATACAAATGGATCCCAAGTAAAAGCTATGATTATCCATAGTACTACTAGGGTTATTATACCTTTTATCATTATTTTTTTACCTCCCAGTTTCCATTTTTGTCTAAACATACTTTACCAGGTTTATGGTATGCGTGTTTAGGTCGTTCATAATGCCTACAATAGGCAGGTGTATTCATATCACCATAATAAAACATAGCGAATAACTCCCAATAACTTGGTCCATCATACGCCTTTCTACCATCGGCACATTCAACAACTTCTTCTTTGATGATTTCACCATCAACTTCTGTAATTTTTACTTTTATGAAACAATACTGGTCTTTTAAAGGTTGTATTTTATCATAAGTGACTTCATTGTTTCCATTTTCTAATATGTTTATTTTTTTAATTGTGTTTTCAAATGAATCTTCAGCGTATAATATATTACATATTAATAATAGTGCTATAATTGTAAATGTAAACATAACAATTCTTTTAAAATTATTATTCATCATACTGCCTCCGCTCTAGCTTTTAATATATGATTTTCCCAATCATAATTCCAATGTGGATTGTTATCTATAGGACAAGGTATCATTCCGTCTTTTGCTGAAATGATTGCAAGTCTTTCAAATGCACCTTCACCGTTTATACTATCCAACAACTTATTTTGGTGGCATAGATATAGATGAACATTCCAATTGAAGTCTGATTTTTCAATCTTCCCAGAGCCGTTAAGACCTTTCATTAGGTCATAATACATTTTAGTATCTGGATTACCATCCCATTTAGGACAATCTTCATATTTCAAACATTGTTTATCTACTAAAGGTATTGGTGTTGCATTTTGCAATAGTTTATCAAAAAAGTTATCCATTGCTTTTAATTCTATTTGTTTTGCTTTCGTATCGTTACCACCACATTGTGATACACAAATTAATAACAGTACAAAAATTATAATATTTTTAATCATTTATCATCATCCACCTTCCATCGGGCATTTTACAAACTTCGTGTAATTGTATTTGTCTATATGGATTTCCATATAATATTGAATCAAAAAATCTTGTATTATCTAAATTCTGATTATGTGTAACTTCAACCATTGAACATTTAATAGGTCCCTTTAAATAGAAACCTGTAGTTTTAATTATACCATTACTATTTGTTTTAGGATTCATCCACGTTGTAAAACCTGGACTATTAGGTGCATTGTCTAAATGATCCACAAATGCTCTTGTCATTAATTGATCATCCGTTTCACTATTCATCATATCGGCACCTTTAAATGAACCTACAACAGCACAAGTCGCCACAACTGCAGGATTGTCACTTATATACTGCCAACACGCTGTACCAGCAACAGCTGCGGTGGTGCTAGCACCTATATAAGACTGCTTACTGGCACAATTTGTAAGTAACAACAAACAACTAATTAATAGTAATTTCTTTAACATCTTCAGCTTTTTGTTTCTTTAATTCTTCTTTTTCTTTTTTTCTACGTCTTTCATCTTTTTCTTTTTGTAATTCTGTCATATCTTCAACTCTTTTAGACTCATTATATTGAGTAAATGTCTTATTGAATACTGTCTTATAGAATGCGTCAATAGGTACAGGTGACGAATAAGCAAGTATTAGATTATCAAAATTTACTTGTAAATGTCTGTACACTTTTGGATTTGTTATTTTTGCGTCCCTATGAGATTTTAATAACTTTAATCTGTTTTTAAAACAGTTCTCATAAGGTGGTTTTGTTGTTGATTTTGCAATGTCTTTTTGTTTTGCAATCTTAAATTCTTCAAATATTTCTTCTTTAGTTACCATAGTATCGTCCTTCTCACTTATTTTCATTGTATGTAATATATTCTATCATAATATAACAGATTTGTCAAGCTCTCTAAAAACGTTGATTTTTCAACCTTTTTGATAGGGTGTCTTATCTGCACCAACGATTTTACACGTTGATTGTATATCTTCTATTAAATGGTTAATCTCAGCATCCCGACCAGGCGTTTTAGTGTTGTTATACTTTAAATTATACAACTTATCCGCCTGGGCTTTGATACTATCAATCTTTTTACAGAAATCACTAATCCTGTGTAACATTAGTTACCTTGTGAAATAGGTCTATAATAGATTGTTTTGTGTTTGCTAATTGCACTTTGCCATCAGCCCACGATTTCTTTTGAAACTCAATTGTTTTGTTTTTTTCAGTTTCAAACCAGTTCAATACTGGATTTGCGTTAGCACTAACTGTTAAACAGATTAATACTAATATTGACATTAAAGTTTTCATTTTCCTCCATTAATGTATTTGTGGTTTAGTAAACGGTTCAATTCTGTCCTTCGACTCATAGACGTTGTCCATAATTGAATCGTATTGGTGTTTAGGCATTGCCGATTTCATAATCTTCAACGTTTGTCCTAAAATTGTCATTAGTACCATAACAGGTTCATATCTATCCATTTGTTTCATATTCCACTCGTGGAAATTATCAACTACTGTTTGTTGTGGGTCTAAAATTTCTGTATTTTTTTCAAGTCCTTGTAATATTTTTTCACCTGTCTCCTGTAATTCTAAAATATTGATATCTCTTTTTGCTAAATATTCTTGTAATTGATTTAAGTAATCTTTAGCAGATTCAGTTTTACCTTCATCCATTGTATCTTTAATCATATTAATTACATCTGGTAAAGTCTCCATACCATTAATGTATAATTCTGGTGCTTCTGTTTTCATATCAATGTCTTTCATATTTCCTCAATTCTTCAATACTTTGATTTGTATTATAGATACTCTCATCTATATCATTAATTCTTGCTTGAGAATTGGTAATCTTTTTTTCTTCTTCCAACTCTTTAACTTCTTTTTGTAATTCTTTTATTTTTTCACTCATATGATATCCATTTAACTGTACCTTTCAAATATCCCAATTCGTGTGTATGGTCTACTGGAACAAGGTGGTCTGGATCTTTAAACATACTATTTGCGTCACCAGATTTAAAATCTTTCTTATGTGATATTGTAACGTGTGCTGGGCCTGGATTAAATCTTTTTAATTTTATTGATGGAAATCTAGTTAAGTTCATTTCGTCAACCCACAATGCTTCTATATTTTTATTTGATCTTATCTCACTAATATAAGCGTCAACATCCTCATTAACCAATCCGTTTAACTGTTCATAAGTTTTATCATCTGGTTTATATGCAAGTGTAATATGGTCTCCTTTTACATCTTCCATCGTGGAATATTTCCTCACAGCATCACAGCTCTCTTTATTCAATACAACTGCAAAATATCCGTTTCTCATTGTTTCCTCATATTTCCGTGGAATAATCCTCTCATAGCCGCCTCCTGGGACGGTTTAAGAGCTGTCTGTGTATGATTGTATCCCCCTAATTTCACTATTTTCCTAACTTACTTTCATTTTCTAAATTTAAATGAATGTCAAAATCTGACTCTATTTTTTTATACTTCGCAAGCAATTCTCTAATTTTACCTCTAGTAAAAATCTTCCTTGGGTCATCATCTATTGAATTGTCAACAGTAAGCATTTTATGTAATAGTTCTAGTTCTTCTATAAATTTTAATATTTCAATCATTATAATATTGCCTTAATTGGTTTGTGTTCATCAACAATTTTTTTTAAATCGTCTAAAGGTTTAATTTCTTTTTCTTTAGCAACACAATCTCCCTTTTCGTTGATTATGTCATCTTCTAAAGCATAGGTATCTAATTCTACAAAACCATCTTCTTTAGCAAATTCATCATCTTCATAACAAACTTTAGCAACATATTCAGTATCACCTGAATCTGTATAGTTGGCGTCTACCATATAGGTTTCAACACCTTGATTTTCATCTGTTAAATCTCTACCAATGTTTGAATGGTTTATTCCACCACCGTCCATAAATTTATTATCAGCGTCATCTTTATTTTTTGCCAATACTTCTTGTTCTACACATAAGGTGTAGTAAGTTTTCTTTCTGTATAGGTTCTTTCCTAAATCCTCTTTAAAAGGATGTATGTTTGTATCTAAACTCATATTATATTACTCTCCATTTCTCTAATTGTTTTTCGGTAAAATTACCGTATTGTGATACTCTTTTTATAGTATCTTCTTTCTCTTTTTTTTCAGCAGCAATTTGTTCTTCTTGTTCTTTGAACATAGCGTCATTTTCTGCTTCAATTTCTTCTGTAGTCATTAAATGATATTGCATAAATCTAGGTCTTACTCCATTGATAGATTTGTATAAATCCCAATGTGTAGATTCAGCCATATAATGTTTAAATTCTTTTAGGGTGTAAATTTTGTAATTTGCCCAATGTTTTGGGTCTTCTGTAATCATTGAAGACCATCTATGTTTTGGGTCTTCATCAACCCACTTTTGGGATTTGATGTTCATCTGTTTAAGATGTTCTAATAATTCTTTGGAAACTTGTTTTTTCATAGTGTTTTTTATCATTTATACGTATATAATACACTAAAAACATAAGAAAGTCAAGCACAAAAAGCGTTGATTTTACTAGGTTTTTAGGAATAATTATAAGAACAAAATGAGAACATCTATGATTCTGACCCATATTTTGTGATATAATACGAGTCAACTATGTCTGTAACTGGATTGTTGAGTTTTGTCTGATCAAATTCTTTCATTAAATCAATATTAGTATCTTTTACAAACTGCTCATACATTTTAAGTTTGTCTGCATTACCTTTGCCTGTAGCGTTCTTTTTAATTCTACCTGGCACTATCATATCAAATCGTTTATTGAGTTTGTATAGTTTATGTTTGAGAGCACCCATATTCTCTGCTAGGTTGAATACAAGTCCTTTACTTCCAAATGAGTAACCTTCTATAAAAATATTACCAATAGCAGTATCAATAATAGAAAGCGCCCAATCTGAAATTTGGTCGTGTCGTTGTGTCTGGGAGGTATAGGGTAAATGTAGTCTGCCATTTATCTGTCCATTATAAAAATTACCTTCATATTTTTTCACATTTGTTAAATAATATATCTTACAGTTTTTAAACTTAAATTGTCCTTTACAAATACAAATTGCAGGACTACTTAAACTATAATCAATTCCAACTATCTTGGTCTTCGTCTTCATCATCAAATATCGCATCCTCATCTTCTGTTATTGTGGCGTCAGCACCACAAAAAGGACAATGTTCTGGTTCAGCTTCTTCTTCAATCTTCCATTTTACCCAATAAGATACATCACAATTGCTACAGCTGATTTGTATTTTTTTTGATTCGTCTTCTGGCATTATTTTTTATTTATACTATAAAAACTATATTTTACGGTTAATTCCTCACCACCAGTTATATCTTTTATTGTTTTTAAATAATACTTATGGCCTTCTTTCACTTTAGTACAGTTAGGGTCTTCACTATGATTAATAAAACCACCTAATGGTGTTCTTATGATTTCATCTGGAAATTGGTTGTGTTGCCCTTGGTTAAAAATTATATGAGATACTCCTAAATTTGTATCTTTCTTTAGAAACATCAAAGTAAATAAACCTTGTCCTTCTATTTCACTCTTTTCTATTCTTAAACTTGCTGGTAATGGTTCGTATGATGGCATTATAGTTTAAACTTTTTAAATTGATCCTTTATAACATCTTGTTTAACACCACCAATTACATAACTTTCTATTTCAGTTTCTTGTGGTGCGTTTTGTTGTGATCTACTATTCAACCAATGTGTCGTCCAAGGTAATGGATTATTTGCTGATGATTGCTCATACTTTTGTTCTAATCCTATTGCTCTCATTCTTCTATTTGCTATATATTCAACATATTGGTGTAATAATTTTTCTGATAATCCAATCATACTGCCTTGTGAAAACAAATGGGTCGCCCAACGTTTTTCTTCTTGTACAGCTTCATCATAAATTTTATAAACTTCTTTTTCTGTATCTTTAATTATTTTTAACATCACTTTATCGTTCTCTTTGTTTTTATATAAGTTAAGAATTTGTTGTGACATTGCAAGGTGTTGACTCTCATCTCTAGCAATCATTGAAATAATTTTTGCTGAACCTTCTAATAATTTAAGTTCTCCAAATGCAAATGAGCAAGCAAATGAAACATAAAATCTTATTCCTTCTAATACATTTACAGTTATCATTGCTAAATATAATGCTTTCTTTAAATCATATTCATTAACTGATTTAGGATTTAATTGATACTTATAACCTAAATGAATCAAATGGTCATATGCTTCTGTAACTGACTTTGATCTTTTCTCTATCTTTTCATCTTCTATTATAGTATCAAAAACTTCACTAGGATTTGAATATAAATTTTTGATAATATATGTGTAACTTCTACTATGGATTGTTTCAAAGAAATCCCAAGCAACTATACAACCTTCTAGTTCTGGTAAAGAAACAAAAGGTAAGAATGCTAAACAAGGTCCTCTACCTTGTACACTATCTAACATTGTTTGATATTTTAAATTACTTGTAAATATAAACTTTTGTGCTTCAGATAATTCATTATAATCGTTTCTATCTTTTTGTAAAGATACTTCTTCTGGTCTCCAAAAGAACCCTAATTGTTGTTGTGCCAATCTATCAAAGACAGGATATTTAAACGTATCATATCTTTGTACTGCTAAATCAGGACCAAAAAACATTTGTTGTTTTGTAGCGTCTAGTTTTTTACTTTTATTAAATACACTTTTCATTATTGTACTATTTCATCTCCTGTTTTAACATTTGGTCTTGGTTTCTCACAAACCGAACAATCACATTTCTTACACTTGCAATTCATACAAGTTTCGGGACAATGAGCTTCACATTTACAGTTCTTACATTTTTCCATTTAAATACTTTCTCTATTATCGTAATACTTTTTAAATCCCATATCTTCAAAGTAAAATGCTATATCTTCAGCTGGTACTTGGTCTGATACTATACAATCATATAGACTTTCATATGAATGTGGATGTGGCCAAGAGTCACATACAACCTTATTTATTTTTTTGTTTTTTCTTTTCATTTAAATTGTACACGTATCACAGTTTTCTGGATCGTCTTCCTCTTTTACTTCTTGTTTATCATCTAACACATTGTCATGGAACCCAATAGGATGTGCT